ACCATCGGGCGTTCTACGCGCGGTGGATGATGCGCGACGTGGCGGAGCTGGATGGATTCTTCGCGGTGCGCGATTCGGCGCGGGTCGAGCAAGACTACGACGACTACGCATAAAGGTGCTCAGATGACGGACCACGAAGTGCTCGCCGGTATCAAGGGTAGTTTGGAGCGCCAAGAGTATCACCTCGAGCGCCTGGTAGCGGCAGCAGGTCGAGAAGAGCAGGCGACGATGGAGGTGGTGAAAGCGTTGGGTGTCCTCGCGCGCGAGGTGGCGCGGGCGTGCAATGAGATTAGCCGGGCGATCACGCGGGCGTGCAATGAGATTAGCCGGGCGACCATGGCAGGGTGAATGCCTGACGACGAACTCACTGGGACAGTGCAGCGGTGGGCGGCCGAGCCGTGGGCCTTCGTCCGCGAGTGCTTCGGCGTGACGCCTGATGCGTGGCAGGACCACGCGCTGCACCTCGTGGCCAAGCCGGAGACACGCCGCCTTGCGCTCAAGGCCTGCAAGGGGCCCGGGAAGACGGCCCTGCTCGCATGGGTCATACTGTGGTTTTTGTCAACTCGGTATCAGGCCAAGGTCGGCTGCACGTCCATCACCGAAGGGAATATCGACAGCAACCTCTGGCCTGAACTGGCTAAGTGGATGGGCCGGTCGAGCTTCCTCTCCTCAGCGTTCATCTGGACGCGCACGACGGTGGCCCGGCGCGCGTCGCCCGAGAACTGGTTCGCCGTCAAGCGCACCTGGCCGAAGAGTGGGGACGCGCAGCAGCAGGCGGACGCACTCGCAGGATTGCACGCAGACCACATCATGTTCGTGCTGGACGAGAGCGGCGGCATTCCCCAGGCGGTGATGGTGACGGCGGAAGCGGTGTTGTCGACGGCCGGTAGCGAGGCCAAGGTCATTCAGGCCGGGAACCCCACGCACACGACGGGGCCGCTCTATCGGGCCTGCACGACCGACCGTCACCTCTGGCAAGTTATTCAGATTACAGGCGACCCGGACGATCCGTTGCGCTCGCCGCGCATTGCACTCGACTGGGCGCGCGAGCAGATTGCGAGCTACGGGCGGGACAACCCGTGGGTGCAGGTCAACGTGCTCGGGGCGTTCCCGGCGGCGAGTATCAACGCGCTCCTGGGCGTCGAGGAGGTCGAGGCCGCGATGAAGCGGCACCTCCGAACCGATCAATTCGACTGGGCGCAGAAGCGGCTCGGAGTGGACGTGGCACGGTTCGGCGACGACCGGACGGTCATCTTCCCGCGGCAAGGCCTCGCGAGCTTCCGGCCGATTGTGATGCGGAACGCGCGCACGACAGACATCGCCGCGAAGGTGATGCTGTGCAAGCGTCGCTGGGGCAGCGAGCTGGAGATCATCGACGACACCGGGCACTGGGGTCACGGGGTGATCGACAACTTGCTCGCGGCCGGCATCCCGGTGCTGGGGATCAACTACGCCGGCAAGGCGCTCAACCCCCGGTATCGCAACCGGCGCGCGGAGATGTGGATTCAGGGGGCCGAGGCGATTCGGCATGGCGCGGCGCTGCCGCCCATCCCCGAGATGGTGGCCGAGTTGACCGAGCCCACGTACACGTTCTTGAACGGCGTGTTCGTGCTCGAAGAGAAAGACCAGGTCAAGGAGCGGCTGCAGCGCAGTCCCGACCTCGCGGACGCGTACATGCAGACCTACGCGTTCCCCGACATGCCGGGGGATGTGATGGAGCGGCTGAAGCGCACGACGGCGACCTCGCACGACTTCGACCCGTATGGAGCTCCAGCGGCCCTTGGCGAGGCGCGCGTGGCCGTCGAGTTCGACCCCTTCGCCTGGAGGCAGTGACCTATGCAGCTACACTGCATCTATTGCGGTGCCACCTATCCTGTGACGACGATCCGATACGCGCGTGAGCCGCCAGACGTTCAGGCCGCGCGTCTCGCATTCGAGCAACTCCACGATGCCCAGTGCGGCCCGAAGTCCATCGGGATGACCCTTGACCTTCAGATACCAGAGAGGCCGACAAATGTTTCTCCCTGATTGGGTGCTGGCGCGGCGTGCGGCGTATGTGGCGAAGTTCCCGCTGTGGACGATGCCGGCGGGCGCGGCGGCAGAGGAGCGGGCGCGGGAGTGGTCCATCGGGTTCGCTGAGCAGATCATGTGGGAGACGAGCGTCGCAGCTTCGCGTTGGGGGATGAAGCGCGCGGACCCGACGCGGCCCATCAGTAAGGACACGATTGCGCGGCAGATTGCGGCGTCGCTGTTCGCGTGGGACAACCTGAGCGGGGCGGGGTCGGGCTCGCCGGTGTTGGTGGACAACCCGGATTCGATGGATATCACGGGGCAGTTCTTCGAGGTCCGGCCCGAGTACATCACGCCGCAGGACCATTTAGGCGCGACGGTGCCGCCGGAGCCCCCGGTCCCCCCTGTACCGCCTGATCCCCCGGTGCCGCCGACGCCGACCCCCTGCCCGTGCGATGAGGCGCTGCACCGGATCGAGACCCTCGCGCAATTGACGCTGGCGCGCGTGGACGCGCTCAACGCCAGGGTGGCCGAGTTGGAGCAGTCGCTGAACACGAGCCACGTCACGTTGGCGATGTTGATCCAAGATATCCCGACGGAGTACGTGGGGGCGGCGAGCATCCGCGTGCTCGGGCCCGCGCCGATTGTGTTGCGTGGGAAAGACAAGCGATAGGGCCGAGTACGGACGATGACTATTCGCCCGTGGGTGGAGGCGGACATCCCCGCGGTCGCGGCGCTCGGGGTGTCGTTCATCGAACAGACGCAGTACCCCACGCTCGTGGGCGCCGTGGACCAGGAGAAGCTTGAGGCGCTCCTGACGACGCTCTGGGAGATGGGCCCGCAGCAAGCGACGTGCTTTGTGGCCGAAGACGGGGACCGACTCATCGGCGGCCTGCTCCTCGGTCTCTTTCTGCATCCACTGTCGTTCGAAGTCGAGGCGCACGAGGTGGGGTGGTGGGTCGAGCCTGGCGCCCGCCATCGCATGGTCGGCCCCCGCCTGTTGCGGTGTGCAGAGAATTGGGTCGCACAGGTGGGGGTGAAATGGTTTAAGATGGTCGCGCCCGAGGGGACACGGGTAGGTGAGTTCTATCGCCGGTTAGGCTACCGGCCGGTCGAAACCATCTACGTGAAAGTACCCCGGAGGGCGCATGGGCCTCTTCTCGTCGCTCCAGCAGCAGACGCTGACGGCCCTCGCGCGGCAACGCGCGCAGGGCACCAACCAGACCCCTCCGACGCGTAAACTGCCCACCGCCCGCGAGCTCGCCGAGCTTGTGAGTGGCCGATTCGTCTCCCCCCAACCCAACACCGGCGTCAACGTCGTGGGTGGTCGCGATGTCCGGCGCCGCGTCGGGCGCGACACACCGAGGGCGGTTCCCCCGCCCGTGCAGCCCAGCGGGTTGCCCGCGTAAATGGGCATCAAGAACATTCTCATCGGCCCGTTCTTGCAGGGCCGGGGCAAGAAAAAGGGCGACTTGACGGGTCCGTCGATGACGGCGGCCGAGTCGTTCGACCGCGTGCATGGCGCGGGCGCCGCGGCGGCGCGACTGGCCCCGCCCACGACGGCAGCCGGCCTGCTCGCCGCGGCGCCACCGCCCCCGTCGGCCTCCGAGGCCTCGAGCCTGGCGACCGTCCAGGCGCTCGCCGCCCGCGACAAGGCGAGGAAGCGTGCGGCCGCAGGGTCGTCGCTCCTGGGCCGTCCTGCGAGCCGGAGCACGGCCCCTAGCGCGACGGCGGTCGTCGCCCCCCGCACGCTGGTGGGAGGCTACTGATGCCGTTCGAGTTCACGTCGAAGCGGTCGAAGCTCGACCGTCTCCGCGGCTCGCTCATGCAGGACCGCGGGACATTCGACGCGCACTGGCGCGAGCTGTCGGACTACTTCATGCCCCGGCGCACGCGCTTCTGGGCCGGCGACCGCAACAAGGGCGACAAGCGCAACCAGAACATCATCAACTCGACTGGGCGCTACGCGGTGCGGACGCTGCAATCCGGGCTGCATGCGGGGCTGACCTCGCCGGCCCGGCCGTGGATGAAGTTGTCGGTGCCCGACCAAGACCTGAACAGCTTCGGCCCTGTGCGCGAGTGGCTCCACGTCGTGACCCAGCGGATGCTGCAGCTGTTCGCAGTGACGAATCTGTACAACGTGTTGCCCCAGGTGTATGGCGACATGGGGTTGTTCGGCACCGGGTGCATGAGCATTCTCGAGGACAGCGACGACTTGTTCCGCGCGTACGCCTATCCAACGGGCAGCTACTGGCTGGGGCACGACGCGCGTGGGCAGGTGAACACGTACCTGCGCGAGTACCAGCTGACGGTGGCGCAGCTCGTGGAGCAGTTTGGGCTCGCCGCGAACGGGCGCGACATCGACTGGTCGCGTTTCACGACGACGGTCAAGCATCTCTGGGACAGCAACCAATACGAGAGCCCGGTGGATGTGACCTGGGTCGTCTACCCGAACCGCGAGGCGACGGCTGACCGCCTCGAGGCGAAGTATCTCCCGTGGGCGTCGTGCTGGTTCGAAACGGGAGGCGCGGAACCGATTTTCCTGCGGGAGAGCGGGTTCCGCACGTTCCCGATTCTCGCGCCCCGCTGGGACGTCACTGGCGAGGACACCTACGGCACCGATTGCCCGGGCATGACGGCCCTGGGCGATGCGAAGCAGCTGCAGGCGATGGAGCGGACGAAAGGACAGGCCCTCCAGAAGGTCGTGAACCCCCCGCTCGTCGGGCCCAGTTCACTGCGGACGCAGAAGACCTCGTTGCTGCCCGGGGACATCACCTACGTGGATGCGCGCGAGGGGATGCAGGGCTTGCGGTCAATTCACGAGATTTCGTTGAACCTCGAGCACCTCTCCTACGACATTGAACGAGTTGAGCACCGGATCAAGCGCGCCTTCTTCGAGGACTTATTCCTGATGCTCGCGACGTCCGATCCTGTGCGCGGGTCGCAACCCCCTACTGCGCGTGAGATTGACGAGCGGCACGAGGAGAAGCTGCTGGCGCTCGGTCCGGTGCTCGAACGCACGAACGACGAACTGCTCGACCCGCTCATCGACCGCGTGTTTCATCTCATGGGCCAGGTGCCCGGCATGTTGCCCGACGCGCCGCCGGAGATTGCCGGCGCGAAACTGCGCGTCGAGTACATCAGCATCCTGTCGCAGGCGCAAAAGATGATCGGCGTGACCGCGCAGGACCGGTTCTTGATGAGCACCGTGCCCCTCCTCGAGGCGTTCCCGATCATCGGCGCGAAGGTGAACATCGCGCAGATCGTGGACAACTACGGCGAGATGCTCGGGGTGGACCCGCGGACGATTCGGAGCACCGACGAAGCCGAGGCGATGCTGGCGGCCCAGCAGGAGGCGGCGCAGGCGCAGGCGGAGAGCGAACAGATGCTCAACGCGGCGAAGGCGACGCAGGCCATGGGCACGACACCAGTGGGCGCCGACTCCGCGCTCGACCGTATTCTCGAATCCGCGGGGTCCGCGCTGTGAGCGACAAGCCGTTGCAACGGAACGCGGCGGACCCGTCACAGGTCCGGTTCGCGAAGCGCACCGAGCGCGACGCGGTCGAGCAGCGCGAAGGCTTGATGAAGTACCAGATGGGCACGTACCAGGGTCGGTGGTTCGTGTGGTCTGAGCTGACGCGTCACCACATCTTCGAATCCATCACGGTGCAGTCGTCGCTGATCTACGCGATGTCGGGGCGCCGCGATGCGGGCCTCGAGCTCTACGCGGAAGCGATGCGGTGGCCCGAGCTCTACCTGCAGATGCAACAAGAGGCGATGGATCGCGCGGCCCGTGTGGACCGCACGATCGCCGCCGCACAAACCCTCAGTACTGGAGAGAAAGCACATGGCTGAGACACCAGCCGCAGCGGGCCAGGTGACCCCCGACGCCTCGACTGCGACGACCGTGATTGCGCCGGCGGCTGCGGCCGCGGCGACCGTGACGACTCCTGCGCCCGTGCAGACGGACCCGGCGCCCACTGCTGCTACGGCAGCGCCCGTGGTGCCCGACACGTACGAGCTGGCGGTGCCGGCAGGAGCGGAAGGGTGGTTGACCTCTCAGGCGCAGGACCGCTTCGCGGCCATCGCCAAGAGCAACGCCTGGACCCAGGCCGAAGCGCAAACGCACTTCGAGGCCATGGTGGAGTCGCTGACGACTGAGCGCGAGGCGGTCAAAGCAGCGACACTGGCTGACCCGGAATACGGGGCGACGCACTGGCCGGAGACGCAGCGTCTCGCGGAGTCAGTGATCAACCGGATTCGGCCGACTGGCCACAAACGTGCGGACACGTTTCGCCAGTTACTGGATTCGACGGGGTATGGCAACCACGTCGAGGTCATCAGCTTTTTGGCGGACCTCGGCAAACTGATGGCGGAAGATCGCCCGGGCGGGAATGTCGGCGGCAGTGCGACACCGACGCGCACGACCGAAGAGATTCTCTACGGGAAGGCTTCCGCGTAACGGAGTAGACCCATGGCAGCACTCAGCACGGGCGCACTCACGCTCGCCGACTGGGCGAAGCGGATTGACCCCGACGGACAGGTGCCGACGATTGTCGAGCTCCTGTCGCAGACGAACGAACTGCTCACGGACATGCGCTGGATTGAAGGCAACCTGCCCACCGGGCACCGCACGACGGTGCGGACGGGGTTGCCGGCGGTCGCGTGGCGCTTGCTCAACCAGGGCATCACGCCCAGCAAGAGCCAGACGGCGCAGATCGATGAGCAGTGCGGCATGCTCGAGGCCTGGTCCGAAGTGGACAAGGACTTGGCGCTGCTCAACGGCAACGTGTCGAGCTTCCGGTTGTCGGAGGCGCGCGCGTTCCTCGAATCCATGAACCAGGAAATGGCCTCGACGCTGTTCTACGGCAACAACGGCACGGCGCCCGAAGAGTTTCTCGGGCTCTCGCCGCGTTACTCCTCGACCACGGCTGGCAACGGGCAGAACATTCTGCTCGGGGGCGGCGCGGGCGCGGACAACTCCAGCGTGTGGCTCGTCTGCTGGGGCGACCAGTCGGTCATGGGGCTGTTCCCGAAGGGCAGCAGGGCCGGGCTCATCCACGACGACTACGGCGAAGTCACGGTCGAGCTGACCGCGGGCGTGGCCGGGTCGCGGATGCGCGCCTACCAGGAGCGGTGGCAGTGGAAGGCCGGCCTGGCCGTCAAGGACTGGCGCTACGCCGTCCGCATCGCGAACATCGACATCAGCCTGCTCGTCGCGAACGCCACCCCGGCGCCGCTCACTGAGCTGATGATCAAGGCGATCCACCGGCTCCCGACGATGGGCATGGGCAAGCCCGTGTTCTACATGAACCGCACCTGTTTCGAGATGCTGGATATCCAGCGTCGCGACCAGGTCATCCTGGGCGGCGGGCTGACCTACACGAACGTGGACGGCGTCATGCGGCCCACGTTCCGCGGCATCCCCGTCGCCAAGGTCGATGCGTTGCTCGAAACCGAAGCGTTGGTCGCCTAACCGGCGGCGGAAAGGAGTACACCCATGGCATTCGTAGACGCTCTCACGCGCGTGTCGAACGCGCAGGCGTTCGGGGCGAGCGCGGTTTCGACCGACAGTATCGACCTGACGCTGCTCACCACGGGCAAGCAGATCGGGACGGGCGAGCCGATGGGGTTCGCGTTCGCAGTCACCACGGCGGGCACGGTGGCCGACACCACCGTCGAGGTGATCTCGGCGACGGACGCGGCGCTCACGGCTGGCATCATCGTCCACGGGCGGATCAATATCCCGCTCGCGTTGGCGGTGGCCGGGTCGCTCTGGTTCGCGGCACTCCCGATGGGGACGCCGACCCAGCGGTTCCTCGGCATCCGGGCTATTACAGCCGGCGGCACCATCTCGGGCACGGCGTGGCTGACCGCCGCGCAGTTGTTCTCGATTGCGCCGAAGCACTACGCTGACGGATTCACCATCAGCTAGTCGTTCCCTGGACACGGGGGCGCCTGGGCGCCCTCGTGTCCTTCTCTGTTCACGAGAGGTAGTTGTATGCCGTCAGACCTGACGACGCGTGCGCCCAGGCGGACCAGCCCGCGCACGCCCCGTTTCCGCAACCAGCCCAGCGACCCACCGGCCGCGCCGATCTACGATGCGAACGAAGACGTGTTGACGCCCCAAGACCCTGGCACGATTGACTTGACCAGCGCCATGGCGTTGGGCCAGACCGCGCCGATGCGGCAGGCGGTGCCCCCGGTCCCGTACGTGCGCCCGGTCGCACCCAGGCCCGCGGCGCAGGCGCAGCCGCAGCGCGTGCGTGCGACGCGCATGGGCTACTACGACCACGCGCGCCGGCGCGAGGGCGATGTCTTTACGATTGCGTCGCCGCGCGAGTTCTCGGCCAAGTGGATGGAACCCGTCCACGCCGCGACCCCGGAGCGGCTCACGAGCATGCCGCAGGCGATGCGTCAGCAGCACGACGAGATTCTCGGGGGCACGATGGCCGAGCGGCTGGTGGGCGACGAGGACGTGCTCGGCGAGTAGGTCTCGATGGCCACGCGCTACTACTTCTCGAAAGAGTCGCCGCGCGTGCGCGTGGATGGGCCCGCGGTCGGGACGTGGGGCCCGCTCGGGCTCGAGGCGCCGTTCGGGACGGCGCACACCTGTTTTCAGTTGTCCACGTCCAAGGCGGACCTCGGCAGTCCCGAGCTCCTGCGCCTCAACTCCAACCAGCAAGGCAACTACGACTACTACACCACACGGTGGGTGACCCCGCCGCTCGAGGCCGCGACCTTGAGCGGCACGCTCGATGTGTGCATCCAGGTCAATGCGCGGTGGCTCGATGACATCGACCCCCCGACCAACGACTCGATTGTGCGGTACAAGCTCCACGCCTACCTCGCGGTCGGCCAATCGGCCGTGGTGCGCACGACGCTGATCAACAACTACGTGGACAGCGTGGACTTCCCCGGGATTGCGGCGACGGACGGGATCTGGCGCTCGCTCGCCGCCCCGCAGGCGGTGGCCGGCACCATCGTGGCGGGCGATGTTATCGTGATCGAATTGGGGCACCGGATTATCTCGAGCCCCACGCCGGCCGTGACGTATCCCCCCACGAACTACACGCAGTGCTTCTGGCGGGCGCTCGGAGGCAACCCGGCGCACGCCGATGCGGTGGCCGGCGATACCTCCACGTCGCGGGTCGGGTGGGTGGAATTTTCGTTCAACTTGACGTCGCAAGCGGCCTCGGCGCCGCCGAGTGCCGGCACGACGTGCGCCACAGCCATTTCCATCACGAGCTTCCCGTATCAGCATGCCGGCGTGGACACGACCGCGGCGCCGGGCACACTGCGCGAGATATTCTGGACGTTCATCGCGGACGAGACGCGCGACATGTTGTTCTGGTCGCATGGGAGCAACTACCTCGTGGATGTGTTGGTGTACACGGGCAACTGCGGGGCTCTGGTCTTTGTGGCCGGCCAGGAGAACAACATCCAGTGGAGTCTCCACCGGAGCCTCTCGACCTGTATGGTGGCGGTGGTGGCGGGGACGCAGTACTGGGTGCGGGTGCGACGCAACTCGAGCAGCGGGCTCTTCCCGGCGTTGTCTGGCGGGTTCCTCAGACTCGGCGGGTGCAAGAAGGCCACGACCATCGAGGAGGACGACATCATCGTGCCCTCGACCCAGTTGGTGAAGATTCGCGCCGGCGCGTTCGTGGATATTCGCCCCGTGGGCGGTGCGCTGTTAACCGGGGTGGCGGTGGACTACACCGGTCGTCCCATCTTGGACTTCAATGGCCCGCTGCACACGCGCGAGCGCCTGCTCGTGGGGGTCTTCGGGACGAACCTCATCGAGCTCTTCGACGCGCCCACGCTGAACCACAGCACGGCGTATCCCAGCGAGATCGACTTCATCAGTGACCCGCTCGACCCCGTTGGTGCCCCCCCGCCTGTCAACCCGTCTCCCGCCCAACTCGTGGTGAACACTGCTGGCATGTTGCACGTCGGCTTCTACGGGAACGGCTACCACTTCGTGGGTAGCTCGGGCGTGACGCTTGCGTCGTTTTTGAACACCTTCAGCTCGACGCTGGGGTTGGGACAACTGCGGCTGGTGGACGCGACGTCCGGCGATGGGCAGGCGGGCGCGCCGTTCCCGGCCGCGGTGACCTATCCCACGCCGCACGAGATCACGGCGACCTGGGCGATTGCGCTCGATGAGGCCAACGGCGTGTTGTACTACACGGCGGGCGGCCTCTATGTGCCCGTCGGTGGCCAGCGGATCAAACGCTGGAACATGACCTTGAACCAGGCCATGGCCGACTTCGCCGTGCTCACGCTCGGGGCGGGTCCGAACCCTGGCCTCAAGGGGCTGGCGGTGCTTCCTGGTGGCGAGCTGCTCGTGGCGAACAGCCCGGTGGTGCAGCGGCTCAACTCCAGCGGCGTGGTGATTCAGACGTACACCCCGTCGATTCCCAACGACGCGACGACGTTGCTCGACATCGAATTGACGCGCTCGGGTGACCGCTTCTGGGTGATGGACAACAGGACGGGGCGGTTGTTTCGGTTCAACATCTCGAGTGGTGTCGAAGAGACGACTGTGCAGGCGTACTTCGCTCCGGGGTCGCTGACACAGTTCGCCGTCTTTCGGCATGTCTGTGAGTGCTGTGTGGCTACTGAACTGCAGGTGATTAACGACGCGTTGCTCAAGATCGGGGTGTCGAAGACGGTCGCCATGTTGGGCGAGCAGAGCCGGGAAGCCCTCACGGCCGAGCACCTCTTTGACCGCGTGCTGCGCGAGACCTTGCGCCAGCACCCGTGGGCGTTCGCCACCAAGTACGCGCGGAACGAGGACGCCGTGGCGGAGACGGACCCGATGTTCCTGGCGGCCGGCGGGGTCAACGAGCCGATCAACGGGGACTGGACCTACGCCTACCGTTACCCTGACGACTGCCTGTTCGCGCGGCGCATCGTCGGCTCGAGTGGTCGGCGGTTCGACCCGGCGCCGATTCCGTTTCGGGTGGGGCGCCTCTGGGATACCCCCGTGGAGGCGTGGAGCGCCACCGAGACCTACGCCGTGGGCGCGCTCGTGGTGCGCGCGAGCGTGCTCTACGTGTGCATCCTGGGGCACCTCAACTTCCAGCCCCCGAACGCCACGTACTGGCGCGTGTTGACGGACACCGATGCGATGATGGTGTTCACGAACGAGGCCGACGCCGTGCTCGAGTACACGGCCTACGTGGCGTGTGCCGAGAACTTCGCCGACGCGTTGTTCGAGGACGCGCTCAGTTGGCGGCTGGCGTCGAAGCTGGCGCCGTCGCTGGCGCGCGAGGGCGACCTCGCCGAGAAGTGCTGGAAGATGTACCTACACACCCTCGACACGGCCAGCGCGGTCTCGAGCCGGGAGCAGCAGCAGGAAGACCACGGCGACGCCAATTGGATTCACAAACGAGACTGACGATGCCGATCGATACTCATGTGATTCCCGTGGACGACGCGATTGAGCACGAGGACTGTCGCGGGTGTTGGTGCCAGCCGACGGTGGTCGAGCCAGACTGGGTCGGCCACGGCAAGGTCGTGGTACATCGCAGCGCCGACGGGCGTGAGTTACACGAGAAGGGTCGTCCCCTGCCGCCGGCGACGAGGCACTGATGCCACAGAGCGCGATGCAACGGTCGTTCTCCGGCGGCGAACTATCGCCGACCCTTGCCGCCCGTGCGGACACGGCGCGCTACCAGACCGGCTTGCGGACCTGTCGCAACTTCATGGTGCAGCGGCACGGGGGCGTGGCGAACCGGCCGGGCACGCGCTACGTCGCGTCCACGAAGGCGCCGACGGGCAACGTGCAGTTCCTGCGCTACGTGTCGGAGACGCTCGGGCAGAGCGTGGTGATCGAGTGCGGCGCGAACTACTTCCGGTTCTACCAGAATGGCGCGCAGGTGGCGGTGGCGGGCGTCGCCGCCTGGAACATCGCGACGCCGTATGTCGTGGGCGACCTGGTCGTGCAGGGCGGGGTCAACTATTACTGCATCCTCGCGCACACGGCCAACATTCCCCCGAACGCGACGTTCTGGTATCCGCTCGTGGGGAACATCTACGAAGTGCCGCATCCGTTCAGCGGGACACAGCTCCCGCGCTGGGAACAATCGGGGAGTGTCGTCGCGCTCGTGCATCCCGACGTCGTGCCGCAAGACCTGACGTTCTTTACACTCACGCGCTGGACCGTCACGCCCGTGACGACGGTGCCCGCGGTGGCGGTGCCGGGCTCGTTGACAGGGCCCGCGAGCGTTGGCACGACCGGGCAACGATTCCAGTATCGAGTGACGGCGGCCGATGCCACTACGTACGAGGAGTCCGAGCCCTCGACGCCGTTCGCGATTTACCGCCCGACGGGGCCGACGAAAACCAACCCCTTCGAATTGAGCTGGGCCGCCGTGGCCGGCGCGGCCGAGTACTACCTGTATCTCGACCCGTTCCGCAACAACGTATACGGGTTTATCGGGTCCGCCGTGGGGCAGCTCACGTTCAACGACATCGGGTTCCCGCCGGACTTTTCGCAGTCCCCGTCCCTCGCGGTGCGGCTCTTCAACGCGCCGAATCTTTACCCGTCGATGGTGGCGTACTACCAACAGCGTCGGTGGTATGCCGCGTCGCGGACGGAGCCGGAGACCGTGTGGTCGTCGCGCATCGGGTTCCCGAGCAACTTCGGCATCAGCTCGCCGCTGCAGGAAGACGACGCCATCACGTTGCGTCTGGCTGGCAAGCAACGGCAACCGGTGCGGCATCTGATTGGGCTGCGGACCCTCGTGCTCTTGACGGGCACGGGCGAGTGGCTCGTGGGGGGGGCGGGCGACGGGCCCATCAGCCCCACGTCGTTGCAGGCCGAGCAGATTAGCTACTGGGGCGCGTCGGCGGTGGTCCCGGTCGTCATTGGGCAAAGCGTGATCTACGTCCAGGCGCGGGGGCGCATCGTGCGCGACCTGGCGCTCGAGTCCGGGGCGAGCGGGTTGACGGGGCGCGACCTGACGCTCTTCGCGGGGCACTTGTTCGATGATGAAACAATCACCAAGCTGGACTACGCGCAGAGCCCGCAGTCGGTGGTGTGGGCGGTGCGGGAAGACGGCGTGCTGCTCGGTCTGACCTACGTGCCCGAAGACGACACTTGGGGCTGGCACCGTCACGACACGGGCGCCGTCGGGGCGTTCAAAGATGTGTGCGTGGTGCCCGAGTCTGGTGAGGACGCGGTCTACCTGCTCGTGACGCGCACGATCAACGCCGTCGCGGTGCGCTACATCGAGCGCATGGCGTCACGGGTGGTGTTGGCCCGGGCCGACGCATTCTTCATGGATGCCGGCTTGAGTTACTCGGGCACGCCGACGGCGGTGGTGTCGGGACTCGGGCATCTTGAGGGGCAGATCGTCGCGGTACTCGGCGATGGACAGGTGGTCTTCAACGGTGACCCTAGTCATCCGAGCGCGAGCAGCTTTCGGGTGACTGCGGGGGCACTCACCTTGTCCGCCGCCTACAGCGTGATTCACGTCGGCATTCCGATTCGCTACGCGGAGGTCGAGACGCTCGACCTCGATGTGTCAGGGTCCACGATTCGTGACAAGCGCAAGCGCGTGCAGAGCCTGACGGTGCTTGTGGAGAAGTCGGCGCAGTCGTTCTGGGCGGGGCCGGACAGCGCCCACTTGCTGGCGTTCAAGCCGGAGACGTGGCAGGCGAGTAGCGGGCTCGTGGACGACGCGCTCGAGCACAACATCACGGCCGGGTTCACTGACCATGGGCGGTTCGTGATTCGTCAGACGGAGCCGCTGCCATTGACGCTCTTGGGCGTGTTACCGAGCGTTGAGGTGGGAGGGTAGCTATGGGCGTCGTGACAGGAATGCTCATCGCCGGGATGGCCCTCTCGGCCTACTCGTCGTACAAGCAGGGCAAAGCCGCGAAGGCCGCAGGGAAGGCTCAACGGGCGGTCGCGGAGGGCAGCGCGACGCTGAGCGAATACAACGCGGCCGTATCGCAGTTGCAGGCGCAGGACGCGGTCGAGCGTGGCGTGGAACAGGAGGGCCGGTTCCGCGCGCAGGTGCGCGGTGTCGTGGGCGCGCAGCGGGCGGGGTTCGCGGGCGCCAACATCGACGTGTCGTCGGGGTCGGCGGCGGATGTGCAGGCCGACGCGGCGTTTCTGGGCGAGCTCGACGCGTTGACCATTCGGACGAACGCGGCGCGCGAGGCATGGGGCTACCAGGTGCAAGCGGTGGACCTGCGAGAGCGCGCACGCATCAGTCGCAAAGAAGGCGTCGCGTTCGAGCGGGCGGGGAACGCCGCCGGCACCGCCGCCTATTTGAGCGGCGCGGCGTCGTTGTTGAATCAGGGCTCGACGTTGGCGACGCGCTACGGGTGGGGGACTCCGAACCGATAGGACACAGTGATGCCGACAGTTCCGACGCTGCGACGGCGCGTACTGACCGACCCGCTTCCGGGCGCGTATCGCCGCGCGAGTGAGACCGAGGCTTCTGCGGGCGTCGGCGTGGCGCGGGCACAGGCCCAACTGTACGGCGCCCTAGGGGACGTCGGGGGCGCCATTACGGGCGCGGCCACGCGCATTCTCGACCAGCGCGAGCGCGCGCGTGAAGAGGCCGAAGAGATTGGCGTGATGTCGGCGACCAACCGGCTCGCCGTCTGGGAGATGGAGCGGTTGCACGCGCCGACGACGGGCGCGTTGAACACCAAAGGGCAGGCCGCCTTCGGCTTGCCGGAGACCATCTCCACGGAGTTCGACAAGGTGGCCGGTGAGATCGAGGGCACGCTCGGCACGCCTCGACAAAAGGCCGCGTTCCAAAAGGTGCGCTTGCAACGGTCGATTGGCATCCACTCGACGGTCTATCAGCATGTGGCGCGCGAGATGCGCGACTTCGACACGAAAGAATCGACGGCGCTCATCGAGAACAGTGTGGCGCTTGCCGTCGCGCACATCGGCGCGGACCCGACCGTGTCCGCCGGGCATGTGGCGCTCGCAGAAGAGACGCTGGTGAAGCACGCGGCGCGCGTGGGGATGGGGCCGGAGGCGCTCGCGCGCGCGAAGCAGGCGCTGTGGAATGAGGCGTACGGCGGCGCCGTTGAGCAGCTCGTGGCCGAGGAGAAGGTGGACGCGGCGCGCGAGCTCCTGGCGGCGGTGAATCCACCCGATGGCCCGCCGCGCATCACGGGGCCGGCGTTGGAAAAGGTGACGAGGTTACTCAAGGCGGGCACCGAGGACAAGCAGGCCCAGGAGGCGGTCGCGAAGGTCATGGCGACGCGGCCGATGGCGGAATGGCGCGCCGCGGCGCAGGAGTCGTACGAGGGCAAGCTCGAGGACGACATCGTGCGGCGTCTGGAACACGAGCAGGCCGTGATAGAACGCGACGAGCAAGATGGCCAGCGGGCGGTGGCGTCGAACATCAAGCGATTGATCGACACGGGGCAGAAGGTGCCCGTGACGGAGTGGCAGAAGCTGACGTCGCCCGGGGCCGCGGCGCAGCTCGAGCATTATCGTGACCGCAACAAAGGCGTGACCGGTGCGGTCGCCGTGAAGACGAACATTCGCGTGCGGGGCGAGCTGCTGCGGATGGCGCACGGGAGCGCCGAGGAGCGCCAGCGGTTCGTGGACCAGGTGAACCTCGACCGCGACTACGTCAACCTGCTCGACAAGACCGACATGGACCAGCTGCAGACGCTGCAGGCGCAGCTGCGGGGCGGGAAGAAGAGTCCCGAGGACATCTCGTATCTGTCGAACGTGACCCGGCAGAATCAAATGACGCAGCGGGCGTTGCGTGGGGTGGAGTCATTGAGCCCGGCGTCGAAGAAGCCGGCCGATGTCGCCGAGGTGGACCGGTTCTATGAGTCTGTCGAGCGCGAGACCGCGGCGAAGCGCGCCGAGCTGAAACGCAACCTCACCGACGAGGAGCACGAGGCCATCCTTGACAAGTTGCTCCTGCCCGTCGGGATTGTCGGGGCCGGATGGTTCGATGGGCCCAGGCGCCCACAACTCGCGTGGGAAGTGGATGCGGCGACGGCGGCTGGTGTGCCCGTCGCGCCGCAGGCGGCCCCACTGGTGTCGCCGTCCATTGATAGCATCGTGGTCCCGCCGGCTGAGCGGTCGCGGATCATCGCGGGCTTGGTCGAGGCCGGCAAGCCAGTGGTGGAGCGCACGATCAAGCGTGTGTATCGCGACGCCGCAGCCGGGAAGTATGACCGAGGCAAGAGATAAGTGGCTCAGCCCGCGTGGGGGACGGCCCCTGATTGGACCGACGACGAGGAGGTGGATTTCCGCGAGTGGTTCGCGGGACACGCCACGACGCTGAAGCTCGACCCTGACCCAGATTCAGGCGCCTACGACTACCGGGCCGCGTATCGCGCGGGCTCGACCCCCGATGCGTCTGGGCACTGGCCGTCGCAGTTCAAGCAGGCGGACCACTGGAACCGCTACGTGGACGACGTGGACACGATCACGGGGAAGGCGGCCCCGAACCCCTACCGAGACATCATCGCGCGCCTCCCGAGGCCTGACGTGGCGTCGGCGGCCCGCGACCACGCAGCTACCACCCCAGACAAGCGCGCCGAAGCGCAGCGACTGTCGAAGCGGCACGGCGGCACCCCGGTGCCCGTGGTCGAGCGCAACCTCGAGGCGGTGCGCGCGGTCGACAAGCAGCGTGAGTACGCGGACCTCCTCGCGCGGGCGCCGAAGCTGGCGGCCTGGATCGCCGCGGACTACGAAACCTCCGGCGCCGCCGCGGATGACCTCGACACGCTCACCCAGCTGGAGGACCACTTCTGGATGATGGGCGCATTCCTGCGTGCGAGCGATACCGTAGGCGAGCTCGTGGGCGGCTTCGAGGAGTGGGTCGGTGAGCGTGGCCGACGGAACGCGGAGCTGATGGACTCCGACGAGGGCCGCTTGCTCGGGGATGATTTTCACGAGGCGCTGGTGACACGCGGGCGCACACGGCGTGAGCGCAACGCGGTCGAACGCGCGCGGCGCGGGCCCGACATGCAGCTCGCGGATGTGGACCCGACGGACCCGGCGTCGGTGGCGAAGTACGTGGCCGAGACCCTCATCGAGCAGGGGCCGATCATCATCCCGATGGTGGCGGCCGGCGCCGCGGGCGGGGTGGGGGCGGCGGCCCTCGGGTTCAAAGCGAGCATTGGGGCGGCGATTGGCGCCTTCACCGTGGGCGAGGTGTTCGGGATTGGCGCGGTGCAGTCGGCCACCAAGGCTGCGGACCCCGAGGCGGTCGCGCCGAACCTCGTCTTCCTTGGCGGGACCGCGGTGGCCGCGCTGGACATGGTCACCGGCCTGCGGTGGGGTGGACGGCTGGTGCGGGCATTCGGACGCGAGACCGCAGAGGAGATCGCGCAGCGGGCGCTCGTGGCGCCCCTGAAGCCCCAGTTCATCACGGCGACGGGCAAGGCGATTCTGAGCGACGCACCAGCCGAGGCGATCACCGAAGGCGCGCAGGCGGTGGTCGAAGAGTTGTTCGCGGCGGCCGCGACCGAGCAGAAAGACTTCTCGCTGGCGGACGTGGTGCGGCGGTTGCCAGAGGAGATGATCGCCGGGGCGCTGGGTGGCGGGGCGTTCGGTGGGGGCACCGCGGCGGTGGCCTATCGGGGTGAGGCCGCGCGGTTCGCGGCCTCGCAGCAGCAGCAGGCCTTCTTCGAGGGGCTCGCGCAGGGCGCGACTGAGAGCAAGACCGCCAAGCGGTCCCCGACGGCCTTCGAGGCCTACGTCGCGTCCGCGACGCGTGGCACCCTCGTGGAGTCGCTCCATGCCCCGACGGATACTTTCCGACAGTATTGGACGGACCGCGATGTGCACCCCGACCTCATCGCGGCGGAGTTGACCGGCCACCCTGAGGCGCTGGCCGAGGCCGAAGCCGCCGGGGCGGACCTGGTGATTCCAACCGCGACCTACGCCGCCAAGCTCGCCGGCACCGAGCATCACGCGTTCTTCGCCAACGAGTTGAAAGTGGACCCGTTGGGCCACAACGTGCGTGAGCTCGCGGAAGGCGCCCAGCAACTGCAGGAGACGGCCCAGGCCCTCCTGGCCCTTCGGCAAGAGGTCGAGGCGGTCCCGCTGGTGGAGGGGGTTGGTCCTGCGGAGACGCTCGGGCCTATCGCCGGCCCGCTCGCGCAGCAGCTGCAGGGCGACAGCGGGTTCCTGGCGATGGCGGCCCGCGCGGGCGTTGAGGCGACCACGGCGTCGCGCGCGTATGCGGCGAACGTGGCGCAAATTTACACGGTCATGGCGCAGCGGATGGGGACCACCCCCGAGGCGCTGTTCGCCCGGTTCCCGCTCGCAGTGGGCCCAGACACGGCGACGGTGCCCCAGGACGGCGTCCCCATCCCCCCCGCGCCGGTCACCCCTGCCGTCGAGGAGGACGTTCCTGAGGGCGCCCAGACGCTCTACCAAGGCGACCGGCCGACGTTCACGGGTCCGCGGCTCCCTCGGCTCGAGGTGAGTCCGGCATCGGTGATTGATGGGCGCCCCCGGTTATCCACGCGCCAGGTCACGGCAGTCGAGGCCCCGGCCGCGCCGGAGGGCACGGTGCAGCGTACCGACCTCTCGGTCGTGCTCCAGGGGCAAGGGACGGCGCGGGTCGCGCCGATTCTCGAGCGGTACATGGAGACGATTCGCACCTACCCGCAGCTGCCGGCGTCGGCGCGGGCGGCCGACCCGCGGGGACAAGTCGAGGCGTTCATCGAGCAGGGGGTGGAGAACCTCCGGTGGCTGTGGCATCTCGCGTCGGAGGAGATGCGCGAGCGCGCGCGGACGTGGTATGTCGGCGCGCACCGCATCATGCACGACCTGGCCGACGACTACGGGGTCACCGACCAACAGGCCGCTGCGGTGGTGGCCATCCTCAGCCCGCAGATGGACTGGTTCAAGAACGTGGACCTGGGCCGGCGCGTCTTCACGCAGTACTTTGCGGCCGAGCGCGACAACCCCGTGTTCACGACAGACCTCTTCAAGGTCATCGTGGCGCAGGCACACACGGCGCGTCCAGGGTTGGTGAAGAAGGCGCGCGCCCGGGTCGCGGCAGCGGGCGGGAACCTCGCCGCGCAGGACCGGGCGGCGCGTGCCGTGGTGCGGTCGCAGCAGCAGGAGGTCGCACAGAACCGCAAGGATTGGGTGGGCGTCGCGCGGCGTGCCCTCCCGCTGGACGGCCAGGCGCGCTTGCTGCGGGTACTGGACGAGACCACGGCGCCGCGGTCCTATCGCGTCATTCTGCCGGAAGGCGAGGACGGGGACTTCGCCCGTACCAAGGCGGGGGCCGAGGCTAAGGTCGGGTGGGGCGGGTACGACGCCATCGCGGGCGCGATCAGCGTGCTGCGCGACGGGTCCATGGACAGCATCTCGCACCAGCTCTCGACGGAGCACAAGGTGCGGTCGTTCTACAACAACATCATTGACCCGTGGAACCCTGACGCGGTCACCATCGACACGCACTCGGTGGCGGCGACCCATCTCGAGCCCTTCTCGCAAGCCTCCCCCGAAGTCATGTTCGTGATGGGCGGGCCCTCGGACAACTTGCTCGGATTGAGCGGCGCCAATCCCCTCTACGCGGAGATGCACTTCCGGCTCGCGGCGGAGCTCGGGGTGCTTCCGCGTGAGGTGCAGTCGGTGACGTGGGAGGTCGCCCGCGGGTTGTTCGCCCCCGAGCAGAAGCGGGGCCCGACGGGCGCGAAGCTGGCCGCGACCGTCAAGGCCTTGTGGAAGGACCACCAAGTTGGTAACATCACCCCTGATGAGTTCCACGCGCGACTACTCACACTGGCCGGCGGGGTCACAGAGCCTGCTTGGTTACATACGCCGCCACGGGTGGCCCTTGACGAAGAGCGCCTACGTGCGGGCTATGTTCAGCCCCTCCAGCCCGCCGTTTCCGTTGCCCGCGGACGTGGTGGCCTCGATCCCAGCGGACCTCCCCGGAGAAATACCGGGCTCGGAGCTGGACCTGTACGCGCTCGCGTTCTCACCGGCCGCGTCCAAGCCGGGCAAGGCAAAGCGCCGCAGCGGGTCGAATACGACGATATCCTCCGACGCATAGCGGAGGGCGGGAAGAAGAGCGGGTTCACGTACGCCCCGGTCGCGGGGCAGCTGGCTGCGGACGGGTTCTCGGTTTCGACGTACGGGGATGACACCCAAGTCTTCGCCAACTTCGCGGCGGTGACCGGCACGCAGTTCGTCGACTACGTCACAGCGAAGGCCGCCCTGTTGCAGATCCCTGGCAACCATCTCGGGGGGTGGCACGAGGTGGAGACCGGGCGGTTCTTCCTCGACATCGTGCGAGTCGTGGAGACGGTAGAAGAGGCGCTCGCGTTGGGCGTTGCGCACGAGCAGATTGCGGTCTTCGACTTGAGGGCCGAGAAGGAGGTGACCGTTGTCTACCCAGAAGGACACGTCCATGACGCCAGATGGCAAGGTCGCCCGCCGGATTCAGGCACCGAGGGCGGGCCTGCCGACCGCGGAGGAGCTGGCGGCGATGGTCAAGGCCCTGAACGGGCGGGAGACGTCGCCGGAGGAGCTCGAGGCAATGCGGGCGACCTTGGCGCGCGCGCAGCCTTCGACCCCGTAGACCCGACCACGCGCACGCTCTTCCAGGGGCCGCGTGGCCGGATCACCTTCGGGGCCGACCTTCAGTTCCGCATCGCGTTGTTGTCGGAGGCCGACCTCTCGACGTTTCTCCACGAGACCGGGCATGCGTATCTCGAGATGCTCCGGGTCGTGACCACCGACCTCCGCGCACTCGACCCGGCCACGCTGACCGAGACCCAACGGCAGATGGTCGCGGACTACGGGACGTTCATGGCGGCCGTTGGGGGCACCCCCGGCACGTCGCTGACGGTCGCGCAACAGGAAGCCTTCGCCGAGCTGTACGAGACCTACCTCCTGCAGGCGACGGCGCCGACCCCGGCGCTCCGCGACGCCTTCGCGCGGCTGCGGACCTGGATGATTCAGGTCTACCAGCGATTGACCTTTGCGGGGCTTCCGCTCCAGCCGGAAGTCACGGCGGCGTTCGACCGCATGGTGGCCACACAAGCCGAGATTGACGCGGCCATCCAAGAAGCGGCGATTGCGCCCATCTTCGCGACGCCGGAAGAGGCGGGCATGTCGGTGCTCGAGTTCCAGGCCTACCTCGAGGATGTGCGCGCGGAGAGTGGCCAGGCGCAGGACCGCGTGCAGCGCGAGGCGATGCAGGAGTTGCGGCGCGAGCGCACGGCCTGGTGGCAGGCGCAAGCCGCCGCGGTGCGCGTCGAGGTCGCGCGGGAATTGGCGCAGGACCGCGTCTACGCGGCATTGGACGCGTTGACGCAACCGGCCCAGGCGGACCAGCCGCCTCCCTTGCGACTGGACAAGGCGGCCGTCGTGGACGGCTACGGCGAGGCGGCGCTGGTGCCTGGCACCTACGCGAGCGAGGGCGTCACCCCTGACGCGGCCGCGGAGGTCTTGGGATTCACGAGCGGTGACGAGCTCCTGAATGCATTGGCGCAGGCCGTGCCCTTCGAAGAAGCGGTGGCCGCGGACACGGCGGCCCGCATGCGCGCGCTTCACGGGGACATCCTGGCCGACGGGCGATTGCGGGGTGAGGCGCGGAAAGCGGTGCAGAGTACCGAGGGGCGCACGCGCGTGATCAACGCGGAGCTGCGCGCGTTCCGTCGGCGAGCGCGCCAAGCCAAGGCGGGGATCGCGGCGGTGCAGGCGGAAGACGTGGCAGGGCGTCGGGCGGTCGCGACCGCGGTGCGGCAAGGGCCCACCGACCAACAGGTGCGCGCGGAAGCCGACCGTATCATCGGCCTCGCGAAGATTCGTGACCTTCGTCCCGACACGTACTGGGCGGCGGCGCGGCGGTCAGCGAAGGAGGCCAGCGAGGCGGCACTCGCCGGCCACTACGAGCGCGCGGTGGCGAAGAAGGAACAGCAGCGGCTGGCGGTCGAGCTGTATCGGGCGGCCAACGACGCCCGCGATGAAGCCACGGCCACCGCCCGCTACGCGCGCCGATTCGAAACGGTCGCGGTGCAGCAGCGCCTCGGCACGGCGGGTCCGTCCTACCTGCAGCAGATTCTCGCGATACTGGACAAGTACGAGTTCGTGCCCGTCTCGGCCCGCACGCTCGCATCACGCGCCAGTCTGGTCAACTGGCTCGAGGACCGCGCGGCCGAGGAGTTGCCGACCGAGCACATCGACGCCGCCACGATTGAGGCGGCGCGCGCGGTGAATTACCGCGAGTTGTCGCGCGATGAGCTGCGCCAGGTGCGCGACACCGTCCGGCAGATCGAACACTTGTCGCGGCTGAAGAACCGGTTGCTCGCGTCTGCCGAGGCGCGGTCGTTCCTCGCGCAACGCGACACGGTGGTCACGTCGCTTGCCGCGCACGCGCCCACGAAGGCGATTCGAGTGGACGAGACGGCCAGTGAAACGCGACTGCGCCGGCTCAAGGCGGTGTTCGCCGCGCACACCAAGGTGGCCACCTACGCGCGCATCCTCGACGGGGGACAGGATGGCGGCGCGCTGTGGGAGGCGTTCATCCGTCCACTCAATCGCGCGGCCGACCTCGAGGCCGACCGGCGGCGCGTGGAAGGCGCGCGACTCAAGGCGATCCTCGATGCCCACTACCCGGGCGGCGGGCGCGGCTGGGGGACGCGTCGCCATATTCCTGCGGCGGGCGTGAGCCTCACGAAAGAGACCGTGCTCTCGGTGGCGCTGAATTGGGGTGCGGTCGAAAACCGACAGCGGGTGCTGCACGAGTACTCGCCGGCCCAAGTCGAGGCGATTCTCGGCACGCTCGAGGCACGCGATTGGGCGTACGTGCGGGACGTGTGGGCGTTCCTCGAAAGTTTCTGGGACGAGGTGGCGGCCCACGAAGAGCGCATCACAGGGTTGCCGCCGACGCGGGTGGAACGCGTGGCGGTCACGACCCCGTTCGGCACGCTCGAGGGCGGGTACTACCCGTTGCAGTACGACCCGCGCCGTAGTGCGGCCGCCGGTCGCGCCGTCGCCGTGAGCGACGCGAAGCTCGGGGTGCAGGCCGCGGGCGCCTCGATGATGACGCGTCACGGGCATACGATGGCGCGGCGCGCCAACGTGGGCCAGCCCCTCAAGTTCGACATGGACGTGTTGTTCTCGCACGTTGACCAGGTGCTGCACGACCTCACGCATCGCGAGACGTTGATCGACTTGTCGCGCCTGCTGCGTGACGAACAGATCGCCGCGGCGCTGTTCGCGGTGTCTGGCGATAGTTCGGTCTTCGACCAGTTCCGCGGGGTGCTGGAAGACATTCGTGTCGGCCATCTGCCCAGCGGCAACGGTGGTGACGCGGGCGCGACGTTCCTGCGCACGGGCGTGCAGGTGTCTTCTATGGGGTGGGCGGCCTGGAGCGCCATGCAGCAGCCGCTCGGGCTCTTCAACGGCATGCACCGCGTGGGCACGTCCTGGGTACTCCAGGGGCTCGGGCGCTGGCTGCGCGACTCGGCGACGATGGAGTCGACCGTCGGGTGGATTCACGAGCGGTCGCCGATGATGCGGAACCGGAGCGGGACGGCGCTGCCTGAATTGAACGAGGTGCGGTCGGAGTTGCAGCGCGAGGACAGTTGGTTCAACGCGCTGGTGCGGACCACCACGGGCGGGCGCCTCAACTCCGGGCATGTGCTGGATACGTGGCTGTGGCACATCGGGCAAGCGCAGCGCATCGCCGACGTGCCCACCTGGCTCGGGGCGTACGAGAAAGCGATGGCGGGCGGCAACGACGAGGCGCGCGCGGTCGCGCTCGCGGACCAGGCGGTGCTCGATTCACAGGGCGGCGGGCAAATCAAAGACCTCGCGCAGGTGCAGCGTGGGGGACCGATGGCCCGCGCGTTCCTGATGTTCTATTCCTACGGCAGCGTGATGTTCAACCAGACGCGCGCGTTGCGGGCCGGGTCGTCTGGGCCGCTCGCGCTCGCGCAGTTCCTGTGGGGGCTCTCGCTGCTCTACATCCTGCCGGCGATGATGGAAGTGGTGCTCAGCCGCGCGTTCGGGCGCACCGAGGACGACGACGGCCTGTTCGCCGAGTTCGCGGGGAACGTCCTGAGCACGGCGATGAACACCATGATGTGGGTGCGCGAGCTGAACGCGGTCGGGCAATATCTGACTGGCGCGGAACCGTCGCGTACGTATGGCGGCCCCGCGTTCACACGGGCGATTCAGCTTGCGACGCCGCTCGCGCAACAAGTGGTGCAGGGCGAGCTCGATGAAGGACTGTGGAAGGCGCTGAATCGGCCGGCGGGCATTCTCGTCGGCTACCCGTCGTCGCAGATCGAGAAGACGGTCAACGGATGGGTCGCGCTGCGCGACGGGCGCACCGACAATCCTGGGGTGCTCCTCGTCGGGCCGTCGCGTGAGGCGCGCCGATGACGACGTTGCGGTGGCCGCCGCTGCCCGTGCGCCCGGTGCGGCGCGGGCGGTTCAACCTGCGCTTCCTCGAAGAGGGCGCGGTGCTCGAGGGCAGCGCGCAGCCGCCTACGGGGGGCGGGGCCGACCCCCCGACGGTGCCCTTGCCGTTCTTGTACAGCACCGTCTCGGCGTACGCGGCTGCCAATCCCGGGCAGTTCGCCGCCCACTGCGTCCACCAGCCTGGAGGGACGTGGGACTTTCTCGACGGGGTGGTCGCGGCGCTGCGCGCGATTGACACGCGGTTCGGGTTCTGCTGGCGCCCGGAGCGGAACGACTTCGGGATCGACGTGGTGGCCTACTATCACGGCGTGGCGCCGCCCGTGCATGATAGCCCGAACGTGTATGTGGTGGACATCATCGTCAACTCGTGCAACTTTGGGTCAACGCCTGGGTGGGCGGACGTAACGAGCCCGAGCGTGATTCGGCGGTGGAGGTTGACGCGATGATTCGATTCCGACGTGGGCGCGTGAACACGCAGTTGGGCGCGGGCGGTATCACGCATCTCTACGGGGACGTGAGTGCTGGTCCTGGCGTGGGGTCGCAGGAAGCGTTCATCAACGCGGATGCCATCACGTTCGCGATGTTGCCGGACCTCGAGGCGTCCACATTGCTCGGCCGCGGCAGCAACTGGGGTATGGGCGACCCTGAGCAGATCACGCTCGGGGCGGGGTTGACGATGACCGACCGTGTCTTGTCGTCGTCTGGTGGGGCGGCGTTCATCTGGGACGGCCCGTTGCGCGCCTACATTCGCCCGCGGCCGGTGCCAGAGTTCTGACGTGACGCAGATCCACCTATGGCGGTCGCTCAACAGCCCGAGTGCCTCGGCGGTGCGGTATATCGGGCCGGTGAGCGGGGGTACGTGGGATGCCTCGGCGACCCTTGGCCGGTCGCCCGCCCCCATCGCGTTCTCGTTCCGCAACCTGTCCGTCGTGCTCGCGTCGGCGCCGACCGCGGGGCGCAGCCTGGCCTTCGAGATCATGGTGAACGGCGTCGCGAGCGGGTTAGTGGTGACGATTGCCGACGGCGCGACCACGGGGCAGAACACGGCGGTGTCGGCGCCGGTCGTGGCCGGCGATACCATCAGCCTGCGGTGTACACCCTCCGGCACCCCGACGGTGAGTGCGGTGGCGGTGGCGCTCGAGTCGGAGACCACGACGCTCTACGCCTCGCATTACGGGGGGTGCGGCGTCCAGGGCGGTGTGTCGATTACGCGCACCAACGGCGCGCTGTGGCCCCAGGACGACCCCAACTGGAACGGGGACGAGAACTGGGTGAGCGCCAACGGCACCGTCACGGATCTCCGGGTGCAGGTGAGCGTCGGGCCCACGAGTCCGGCGACGTGGACGTTCGTGCTGTTAAAGAACGGCGTGGCGCAGGATGGAACGGGCGGCACCCCGAACACCACGATTCTGATCGAAGACCCGGCGACGACCGGCGTGTCGGCGTTCTCGTTGCCGGTGATTCAAGGGGACGAGCTCCGGTTGCGGGCAACGCCATCTGGGAGTCCCGCGGTGATGGACCCGTCGTTTGGCCTGGGGTTCTCGGCCACGCAGCCAGGCGTGCATATGCTGGGCGCGTCGCAGGGCGACACGTTGCCCGCCGCCGGGACGGAATACAACCCGCTCTGCGGCACCCTGGATAGCCCCAACATGCCGTGGGATGCGACCGAGACCATCCGGCGCGTGTTCGCGGGCGTGCGCGGCTTCACCCTGCAGTGGCTCATGGTGAACCTGAACGGCGCGCTCGGCGCCGGTACATCGTCGCGGTTTCGCGTGGTCGTGGACGGCACGCCGACCGACCTCGGTGTGGTGCTCGCGGACGGCGTGCAAGTGAAAGCGTGGGATACCGCGCATGCGGTCGCGGTGCTGCCAGGGCAAGCGTTGTCGTTCGAGTATGCGGTGTTGACGGGCACGCCGGCCACCCGCGAAGCGCGGTGGTCGTTCCTGGTGTCTGCGGGCCGTTCGCCGTTTATGACACGTTTATCCTCCAACCCGCGGCGACTGCTGTAGAATGGCCGCCATGCAGACGACCCAAACGCGTTGGTTTTGTGAGGCGTGCAGGCGTCAGTGGATCGACCGCCCATCCGATGCGATTGGCGGCACCTTCGACGGCCGCGCGTGTCCCGGCTGCGGCTCCGCGCAGATCACGTTGCACCAATTTGTTCCCGGGTTTCCTGGTGCGGACCTGGAGATGGGGAGCACCCCCACGTTGGTCATGGAGCCGCCCGCAGAGCTCGAGCAGCCCAACTACACGATCCTGATGGGCGGATTGGTGGGAGAATGAAACGCTCGTTCAAGTCTGGCACAGGGTATCTCGTGATCGACCACAGTGCCAGCCCTGGATTGTCGGCGCGTGACGTGGCGCATGTTCCGCACGCGGTGGCAGTCCCCGAGGGCACGGTTCACGAGGCCGACGCGCTCGGGTGCGCGCATTGTCAACAAGCGATTCTGCTGCAACCAGGACGGGTGAGCCCGAAGGGCTGGTGCGCCAAGTGCGCGGCCTACCTCTGCGAGTCACCCTTGTGTAATACCATCTGCGCCCCGTTCGCCAAACAGCTGGACGACGCAGAGGTCGCCGCTCGCACACTCGTCGGGCAACCGGTCCACCCTGATGCCCCCCTCGTCGGGTCTTCCTCGCGCATTCTGTTGACGGACCAGTAAACCGAAGGAGTTCTCCAATGGCACGCTATGTTTCAGTGGTCCCGACGTGGACCCCGACCGCGGTGGCCGACACCGTGGCGATGACCGACAACGGCCACCACACGCTCCAGGGAGGTGTCTCGACGCAGCGGTGCGAGTTGCGCGAGGTGTATCTCGGCGGGCAGGCGGGCGCGTCCGCGCCGACGTTCATGACTGTGGGGCGCACGTCCACGGCCGGGGCGACGCTGACGGCCGCCCGCATCGCGGCGATTGACCCGGCCACGGTGACCATCGCCAACCCGCCGGTGTTCTACATCGCCAGCACGACGAAGCCGCAGCGGAGCGCGACGCTCGGCATGTTGGTGCCCCTCTCGTTCAACGCGTTCGGGGGCATCGTCCGGTGGTACATGGGCCCAGACCAATTGATAAGCTCGCTCGGGGCGGCCGTGAACTTCGGCGAACTGTCGCTGAACGCGTTCACGGGCGGCACCGTAGGGCTGCTCATGTCTTCGATGACCATCGAAGTGCTGTAGTCACCGTTGGTTCGCGCAGGGGCCCCGCGCGTGCGGGCTCCTGCGCGAATTGACCGGGGCCACGATGCACCCCACGATTCCACTCCGCGTGGTCGCGCCGCGCACCTGCGGGAGTTGTACGCTCTGTTGCAAAGTGCTCGGCGTCGTGGAACTGGAGAAGCCGAAGGACGCGTGGTGCCCGCACGCCCACAAAGCCAGCGGCTGCGCCATCTACGCGCGTCGGCCGACGACCTGTCAGAATTTTGTGTGTCTGTGGTTGGCTGGCGCCGGCCCGGCGGACATGCGCCCCGACCGCGTCCACGGGGTGTTGTGCCCGGACGGGACTGGCGAACACATTCAACTCGTTGAAGACCCAGGGTATCCAGGCCACGCGACCGTGGCGCTCAAGGGCTTCATCGACAATTTCGTCGCCGACGGCGTGCATCACGTTGTCGTGATCAGTGGTGCGCGCCGCGAGTTGTTCGCGCGCGAGGACCGGGTCGCGGCGCTGCGTGGGGAATTTCGGTTACGCGAAACGCATGGCGACGTCGCGGTCACCGACTGGACGCTCGACGCATGACGAGGAGGACTCCCGTGATTGGCCTGCCCCGTCTCCCGCCGCCCATCATTGGGCTCGTGGGGGTGTTGGCGCTGGGCGTCTACGCGACGCACCGAGCGGCCGAGCCGCAGTTTATTGTCCGCGTCCAGACGAACGCCGTCACGAACAACTCGACTATCTCGTGGGATCTCGCCGACCTCACTGATTTGTACGGCTTCAAGGTCCAAATCGACGGCGGCAGTTTCGTCGACGTCGGCATCCCGACCACGCAGGCGCCGTGCTGCGGCGGGGGCATCACCTTCACGATTAGCGTGT